TATCTTTCTCTTTCTCCATTGCTTGTGAATCAAGCTTCATCTTCTCTATATCTTGTTGAGCTTTAGACTGTTCTTGCTGCATTTGCTGTGCTGACTGCTGTTCTTGTTGCTTCTCTTGTTGTACTCTTTGTTCTGATCCTTTAAGTACATTGTTAAGTTCAGAAATAGAGTCTGATTGTACTATCTTACCTAGATCATAAATAGAAGCTCCTGTAGTATTATTCTGCATAGCCATTTGTTTTAATTGTTCTAAAACAGATCTATGGTTTGCTGTAGTACTACAGAATCTATTTAAATCTCTCATAAGAAGGTCTGTACCATTTATTTCAAAATTTACTTTTTCATCTCCAGTAGTAGTATAACTTAATCTTTGAGATGGTTTAGTAGCATTATAGTACTGAGCTAAATCAGTTCTCATCTGATGTACTCTTGGCATTAGGTAATCACAGTGTTGTATAAAAAATACTTCTGTTTGTGCATAAGATGAAGAAACTGCTTGTTCTACACCAGTAGCTGATGTTTGAGATAGTTGTTGACCCATTCTTTGTGGATTAACACCAATTACTTCATAAGCTTGTTGCTTAAAATAATTAGCTAACTGTATCCTTGACATTAATCTTTCTGTCTGAGATAGATCTAGTTTTTGAAAATGTTGGAAGTTTAATGGATTTTCAGTATTAGCAATAGATGTATCAAGAGGAAGCATCTGAAAGTTCTTCATTGCTACATATGCTTTAGCATAATTTCCTTTTCCCCAGTCTTCTCCTAAAGAGTGCTTAGGAAGAGTGTTCTGGTCTAACATGATAATAGTTCCTAACTCATCTACTAATATGTCAGCAATCTGGTTGTTTACTATGTTATATCCAATCTGGTATGGTTTCATTAAATCAATAAGAGCTGTAGATTTAGTATTTCTATCAGAAAATACCGATCCTTCTACAGGAAGTTTACATCCATATAAACTTTGGTCTCCTTTAAATTGGAATTTAAGAGGTCCTATTGTATTTTTTTGTATACCAAGATACATTGGTGAGAAACCACTTGGATTGTTCATGCCCCAGTAAGAAGGAATATTAGGTCCTATCTTAACTCCTCCCCATACTTCATTAATCCAGATCCAGTCTATATGTTCTCCAAATACTACAGTATCCTTTGTTTTGTTTTTAAATAGTCTGTCATCATATATTGGCTTATCAGTAACCTTGTAATCTTCTGTAATAATTTCATTTGTTACTTCACCATTCTCTGTTACCTTAGTTAAGTGACCTACTTTTCTTTGAGACTTCCAATACACTGTTGTAGTTCTTAATAAAAAAGCAGTACCTTGATCATGATAGTCTTCTCCTTGAGCAAATATTTGCGCAATTACATCACCTCCACCATGCATAGAATTACCAATAGCTGAAGTATATTGTCTCATTCCAAGAGAAGGCATATTAGTATTCCAAGAGTGAGACTTAGTTGCATCATAAAAAGAACCATCATTTTGTACTCCTCCTAAGTTATAACCTACGGCTCTAATTGGATATATAGCTTCTAATGCTTTTAATTGCTCTTCTGTCATTAAGTATCCATACTTATCTATAACATCTGATACAGTTAACATATCTATTTTACCTACCCAGTTACCTTGAGATATATATCTAGCATCTGGAGACTTATGATAGAATGTTACTGCAGGATTCCACAACTCTACATCATAGTCATCTTCCATCATGTGGAAATGCCAGAACTCTCTATCTGTAATAAGCATATCTCTAAATGCTCTTTCCTCAAGTTCATCTATTCTAAATCTTTCAATATCTACTTTATGTTGATGAGATGCCCACTCTTCTACCATAGATCTGTAATCTTTTTTAAAGAAGTTTTCTATTTCAGGAAGAGTCTTTAATTTATCTGGAGATAATTCTGCTTGTGCTTCTTCAGAAGAAGGATCTAATCCTTGTTCCATTAATGCAGCAAGAATTTTAGTCTGTGCATCTGATAGAAGAGTTTCCTCTACCATCTTTCTTTTTTCTTCTAACATCTCATTATATGAGAATTCATCTACTGCTCTATATGTAAGTTTAGTAGATCTCTTTGCAAACTCTGAAACAAGTACATTAATTACATTAGGGATAATAGGATAAAACTTAAGTTCCATTGCTGAAGCTTCTTCTCTCTGAAGCACTTCAACTATATCTTTATATTCATTATCTGCTTCTACTATATAATCACCTCTTTCTATAATACCTTTTGCAAGATTATAGTTTTTCATTAATCTATTAGAATTTCTACGGATCTGTTTAATACCATTCCACTCTAACCAGTCAAGATTCCATGCTGACCATTCTCCATCTTTATCTTTCTTAGGTATAAATTGAAGAGGCTGGGTAATAGTACCCATTCTGGTTTGTTCTGACTTAGCTCCTTTTTTGAGCTGCATTGCATTAAATACTTGCATAGTTTCTATTTAATATTTTTAAATGCTGATCTTTTTATATATTGACCATTACTTTTAGTTCCTCTCCTTCCTATATGACGGAAAGGACTGCTATTTAATTTAAACAAATTTTCTGACTTTTGCAAGTTTTTGCTTGCATCATCCATTATAACTCTTTTAGTATAACCTACATTTGCTTGTTGTATTCTCATAAATGCAACCATTGCAGAAAATGCAACAAGTCTATCCACATTCAGTCCATCTGTATATGCGTGCATTTCTTTAAGTAACATTATATCAGGTATTCTTTCTACACCATATGTAGTTTTTACAATACTTCCATCTGGCTTAGTTACTGTATCTAATTCTTCTTTACAATATTCTATGACATAACTTAGTAAATGATGCTTAAACAGTACTCCTGTATTTCTCCAACCATACTCCTGGAAGACGTTAGCATTTGCACCTAAGTCTTTTAAGAACATTATCTGATTTTTAGGAACTAGATATCTTTGTCTTTTTCTAGATATCATGTATAGAATGAATAAAGATATATTATTCTCAATTACAGTCTGAGCATTATACCATTCTATAATCATTTCTAATCTTTCATGTGTTTGCTTGATATCATCAAACCTTCCACACCAAGCAGCTACTATTTTATCTTGTTCTATATATGTTTCTGTTTCACCATTAGTAACTTTAGTTACTTCTACAGGAGCCTTCATAACATAGATAGAACATAATGAATCTGAAGTAGTTGTCTTTCCTTCTGCTACAGGGTCAATAGATGCATAGTACTGACCATATCCTGGATCTTTTACAGGTCTTTCCCATACTACTAAACAACCAGTTTTATCTATAGTTTTTTTACTTATTGGAAATTCAGATATTGGTAACTTATTACTATCCTTAACTTTTACTTTTCCTGTATCATCTCTAGATATATCCAAGTACTCATATGCATATTCTTTATCTTCTATTCTTCTTATCTGTGCAGTAACAAGATGTGATGGAAACTTAGATACTTTTCTATGTTTAAATGCTTCTGCTATATTTCTAGGGTGCTGAGATATTTCCAACTGATAATCTTCAGGATCCATAGATTTCTTTATCTTCTCAAAATAATCATCTAATGCTTGTAATGCTTCTTCTACAAGTGAATTACCATAGTCATCTATGTAAGGTGGCATTGACCACTGCTCAGGTATAAATAAACCTGACTTACCTAAAGTACCATTCTCATCTAATAAATTTGTCTCTACAGAAAATATATCATTAGCTTCTGGATCTAGAATCATTTTCTTTAATGGTTCACATTGATCTAAATCACCTACTGATCCTGCTGCTATAAATAATCCTGTAGTAATCATACCTGATTTTAGTGCAGGTTTAATATATCCAAATGTTGTATTCATCTTAGGAGCAATACCTGCTTCCTCATGAAAGAAGTATTTAACTGGTCCCCCTACTCCATTTGTTGGATCTTTATCAAAAGACATTCCTTGCAGTGTTCCTTTTAGTCCTACTTCAGCTTTTCTATCTCCTTTTCTTACTTCAATCTTTTGTTGCCACATCATTACTTTATCTGGAGACATAGGTCTGTACCAAGCAGTGTGTTCATTTAAGAATGCAGCATATTCATTTAAGAATTTCCATGTACCTTTCTCATTAATGTAATCTTTAAGACTGGCTCCCATTTTAAGTGTGACTCCGGCCTCAAACCATAACTGATTAATTAATTTACCTGCATGAAAATAACTAGATGCAATCTGTCTTTTCTTTAGTATAGCAGCATGTAAATAAAATAACTCTGCAAGCACTTCATATAAGGCCATATGATATTGTGCATCTCTTATCTGAGCAAAGTCAAACTTTTGTTGTTCCTTATCAAAGATAGGTAAGAAGTTTAGCCACATATAATAATCTCTAGTAAGATACCATGTTTTATTATCTGATTTAATTAATACTCCTAGCCTGCATTTATTCTTCTGATCATCCCAGTAATTAACAAAGTCTTTAGATTTAAATGGTGCAGTGCAGTATACTTTAGTTTCTCTAAACTTTCTAGACTCAGCAATAAATATTTCATTGGTTACCTCATTGAATTCATATTTACCAGGTTCTCTAAATATGGAAAATAAAAAGTCTCTCCAGTCATCTCTTGAATCAAAAGATGTTGTTGTCCATGTACCATTATCCCATGTAGGAATATCTTTATAAATATCATCCATAATTAACTGTCATATGCAAGACCTTGACCGCCTCTAACTTTACTTTGTTGTTCTTCTTGTAGATCTTTATACACTCCTTTAAATGAGGCTCTAATCTGGTCAAAGTTTTTAGCGGCAGCTACTATAGAATTAATGTTACCATCTCTACCATCTGTAATGGCAGTATTCTCCATATATCTTCCTAATCTATCTAACATAGATGCAATACCTTTATATGCTCTAGATGTTGGTGTCTCATACATTCTTTTACAAAATTCTAATGCAGTGTGTATATCATCATCTTCTAATGAGAAGTCTCCATCTAGTTCTTTCATAATTAAATATTCTTTATCCATATCCGGTGTATAAAAGAAAGGATTCATATCTGGATTAGGACAGGTCATGTAGAATAAATACAAGTATATCTTTAAATAGTTATCAGGATAGTTATCCATTATATCTTTTAAAGCCTTTAGTGTATAGCAATGTTCTGTAGGTACTACAATACCGTTTTGTACATCAAATAGTCT